TGTTCGGAGAGTTCGTCATTACGGATCTGGCGAATATGCCTTCCTACGACACAGAGACTGGCGCGTATCGTTACAACCTGCAGTTCGACGCTGACTACTTCCTCTGGAAGAACAAGATCTGCAAGTACATACCAGACGCGGAAGCGAAGGAGACATCATTCACTCTGACTGCGAACATCGAGACTCACTGCGACGTGATCGTCCGCAACCTCACTGCACTTGGATTCAAGCATGGCGGAAAGTACTACACCGTCAACTATACGACGTACAACATCAACGACGTGATCGACACAGAGAAAGCAGAACTGGTGTCTTATGACTCTGTCAGTATCTACGACGCTATCTCCGCAATCGCGGAAGCCTTCGACTGCGAGTGGTGGGTGGACGGATCGGTGATCTTCTTCGGAACTTGTCAGAACGCAGGACAGACCGTCTTCCAGTTAGGAGACAACGTCTCGGATATGAGTCGGTCTGGCACGACGGAGAAGGCTGCGTCAAGAGTCTATTTCTTCGGATCAGACAAGAACCTTCCGACGACATACCGCCAGTCTGGGACTACACCAGACGTTACTCATGACGGAGTCGTCCAGAAACGTCTAATGCTACCTGCGACCACCTATCCTTACGGCTATATGCAGGACGCGGAAGTCGAGACAGAGGATCAAGCAGTCGAAAAGGTAGTCGTATTCGACGACATCTATCCAGTAACTCGACTGAAAGTTAGTCGAATTTCGACTTATACAAGTACGAAAACAGACGACACGACTGGAGAGACCTATTCGCAGACGTTCTGGAGAGTGAAGGAAGACTCCGACTTCCTCAAGAACTTCACGAAGGACATGATCATCGCCGGACTGACGCTACACATCGTATTCACGTCTGGAGTCCTCAACGGAATGGACTTCGAGTGCGTTCTGGTCACAGACGACTCAACGATCGGAAAATGCTTCGAGATCGTCTCGAACGACACCTATGGCAGGGATCTGCCAGACTCGGTGTTGTGTCCGTCCGCAGGCGACGAGTTCTGTCTGTATAACTGGGACGCGACAAAAATGTCCTCTCTGGGACTTGTAGAGAAGGCGGAGACGACGCTTGCAGAGCGCGCGGTGGAATACTTCAAGCAGTCGAAGATCGACGCGTCTACGTACACTGTCACGCTTTTCAGCGAGTACGCATACAACAGCGGAACGTTCAAGTACTTTCTTGCAGGAGACCAGATCAAACTGATCAACGGAGCGTACTTCACACAAGTCGACTCTGACGGAAACCACTACAGACTCTCCAGAATCATCGGCTTCGAGTTCAAACTGGACAAACCTTACGACTCTCCGCAGTACACTCTCGGAGAGAAACCAGAGAAGTCGAACACGATGAAGTCTATGCAGGAGACGATCGACTCCATCAAGGTCAACGGAGCAACCTACATCAACCAGACTGGATCTGGATCTGGCGGAACGTCAGTCTACGTGATCGGAATGAGTGACAACACTCTGGCGACGGACGCGAATGTCTATTCCGCTCGTCGCTCTGATCAGCAATACCTGCGCAAGGATCGCGACGACACCGCTAACGGAACGATCTCCTTCAAGAAGCAGGACATTCACTCCGACGGACTCCAGATCGGTGACTCTTACGTAGGTGGGCAGGCAGGTATCGGAGGACGTATCGACAAAAAAGGCGCAGCAGAACTGGAATCCATGTCCCTGCGATCCTTCTTGGAAGCACCAGAATATAGATTCAACAAGATCGACATCTTCGTGGGCAACCAGTGGAGGGCGAGCGGTGGCGGAGTCATAGAGTCAGTCACTCCAGACACCAAAAACGACGGAACGACCGCGACAACTGGCATTGCAGTACTCCATCTGGAGGACGGAGCGATCGGGCATATAGACGTGGACGACATCTGTCAAGGTATCTACCATGACGGAATAACGCTCTCAAACAATGATACGGTGGATCTGGACGACTCCTACGGAAACTTCAAGTTTGCAGGATTCTTCACTTCGTACTTCCGTATCACAGAGATACTGGAGTCTGACGGAGTCAACAAGAAATTCAGATACGCGCTGCGTAATGACGACGACTGGAAAGCATTACATCACCCAGTCGCGTTAATGCACTTCGTCTGCTACGGAAACTTCTCGAACACGAAACGTCAGTCAAGCAGATACTCTACTCTCACTTACGAACGCTATCTCACTGGTGTCAACACGTGGAAGTTCTCCGCAGCCAACATCGCAGCGCAGGAAGGCGATCTTTCGAATCTCTCG